AAAAATAGGATTGTATGAATACCATGACAAATATGTAGAACTTGGATACATACCGTCTTATGCATATGAGAATTTTTGTGACATGTACGAAGCATATCATGCGCTTGGTGGGAATGGAACTGGCACGAAATTGTATGAAGAAATTAAGGCTCTTCATTTGAAGAGCAAAGGAGATAAAGACTAAATGGAACAAATCATGAACTACGTGAAGCCAGAGCTTGTTGTCGTTGCTCTGGTTCTTTATTTTATCGGCACATGGCTGAAAAAGGCTGATGCGATTAAGGATAAATACATTCCTATGATTTTAGGTGGGATTGGAATTGTCCTTTGCGCGATTTGGGTATTTGCCAATACATCAATTGGCAATAGTCAGGAGATTGCGCTCGCAACATTTACATCAATTGTGCAAGGCATTCTGGTTGCAGGATTAAGCACATATGCAGACCAGATTATGAAACAGATTGGAAAAGAAGATTAATATTAGGAGGATTTAACAC